AGTGACCCCATTTCTCCACGTGGCCATTTTATTCTAAACTCTGTATTCTTTTCTAAATCAGACTCCATAAGTTCTAATCTTGTAGAGTGTTGATTAAGTTTCTCTACAATACCGAAATAGCCCCACACGCCGACTGCGACGATCGCGATCAATGAGGCAACCGTCTTCATAGGCATTTGTACTGCTTGGTCTTCGCCGATTTTTAACGCCATAAACTACTTATCTAGACCAGCTGTAAACCAATCTATAAATCTGTTCCATAAGCTTTTGACTTTGTTCCAAGCTTTGCAACAAATGTTTTTACATTTATTAATCATTTTTCTTTTCCTCTATTTCGTAAAAGAAGTTATCCGTATCTTCGGTCTTCCATTTACTTGTGTTTTCTACATTCCACTCTGAGGTTTGCACTTTCCATTTAGGAATCTCATCTTTAACTGTAAACGATGGGATGTCCCATATACATCTATTGTTAGGTTGTGCTGCATAGTTCCCGTCATCGAGCGCTATGATGTGAGCACACTTGTGCTCATGCGGAATCTCTGAATGGTCCGTATCTAATATATTACTTTCAGGATGTGCGAAGTCAACAGTAAATAAGTATTGACCATGGTGCCATTTTTTATCTTTACCAATGTATTTGCCAGCTTGGCCGTCTAGAATATCCCAAGAAGTAACAGCAGGATAGTAACTAAAACAATTCCATAACTGTAACTCATCAAGTCTACGTCTAGGAACTTTTTCTGGATCAAAGCCTCTTTGAATAAACGCAGATATCGGGAGACGATAGAAGATAGCTCCATTTTCCATAATACAATGAAAAAGGATACTACGCCCTGTAATAGCCGATAGACCAAAAATAATGCAGTCTTCAACTTCTCCATGATGTTTCTTAAGGTCAAATAAATACTCCCTTCTTATCTGAGCATAGGTTGGCGGTATGTTTGCATTTAGATATGCCATGTATAATCCTCATTTTATTTCGCCCCAGTTGCTGCCGCTATCGTAGTCGACTTTGTTTGGAACTTTTAACTCTACCGCTGACTCCATAATTTTTATTATTTCCTCAGCTTGTTTATCTGATTCAACCGATATATCGACTTCATCATGTATTTGTATGTGTGGTATTATACCATTTTCATATAAAGCCACCATAGACTTTTTAGTCATATCAGCTGCTGACCCTTGAATCAATCTATTTAATGCCTTGTATGTAAAAGCTCTTTTTAATGGCTCATCATATTCTTTTCTAGCTTGTTCTAGTGGTAAAGGTTTATAGACTCCAAAGTGTACAGGTTGCCATAAATCAAAATGACATGCTCTACCGAGTAAAGTTCTAATCTTACCTCTATCATTTGCTTTGTTTGATACATTGTCCATAAGTCTTTTTACAAATGGTGCTTTCATGTGATACTGTTTAATCAATCTCTCAGCAGATTCTTTCATCAATCCTAGTTCTGCCATCAATTTATTTTTACCCATACCATACATCAAACCTAAGTTAATTGTTTTGGCTTGCTTACGTTCTATACCTGCCATATCTGCAACTACCTGGTGGAAGTCTGCGTCACCTGCGTTGTATGCATCTACAATTTCATTTACACCTGGCAACTCTTGTAGCTTTGCATAGTGTACTAAAATTCTTGGTTCTTGTTGTGAGTAGTCAAATGATCCCCATTTACAATTATTTTCTGGAATGAATATTGACCTAATTAAGGGGCCTAAATCCTTATGTCTTGCAGGTATCTGCTGTAAATTAGGGTTAGACATACTGAATCTACCAGTCACAGTTCCACCATCATCAGATCTAATTTGATTTATATCTGCATGTATTCTGCCTTTGTGTGAATGCTTTAAAATAGTTTCTATAAATGTTGTGTGTGCTTTGTTTATCTCTCTTGCACTAGCTATTTCTTTTGCAACTTCGTGTGGATGGTTAGCTAAAAAGTTTTTTGTAAAGCTTGGTTTATTTGTTTTTGCTGTTCTGTCGTATGGTAATTTTAAATAATCAAATACTTTTGCAATAGAAGCTGCTGCCCATATCTCAACATCTACATTAGTTTCTTTTTTTATTTTATGTAATATACTCTTTTCTCTTTGTATTAGAGTTGCTTTAATATCATTTGCTTTTTCTATATCTACACGTACACCTTTAAATCTCATATCAACAAGACAAGGAAATAGTTTTGTTTCTAACTTAAATATATCTGTAAGTTCTTGTGCGTATAATTCTGTTTCTAATCTTTGCCAAAGTTTTAACGTAGCTTCAGCATCTTTCTCTGCATACTGACCAACATACATTGATGGTAGTTTCCACATATCTTTTTTAGGATCAATCTCCCATGCTTTTGCTGCAGCTTGTAAAATCTTTTCATCTTTACCCATACCAACATATTGTTTTGCTAGTGAGTCTAATCTGTATGACAATCTATTTTCATTTATCAATGATGCTGCAATCATTGTATCAACTATCTTACCTTTAATATCCATACCAAATGATCTTAACCAACACACATCATACATTGCATTGTGAAATATAAATGTTTTGTTTGTATCTTTGAATAAATCTCTAAGCCAACTGAATACAAGTGTTGTATCCATGTTGCCACCGTTCTGATGACCTATTGGAAAGTATCCTGACCAACCTTCTACTGCTAATGCAACACCAGCAATGTGACCATCACGAACCACGTTCCCCGATCCACTTGTAGTTAAGTTTGGATCATACGTTTCAAGGTCAACGGCTATCTCTTTGTAATGCGTTAAGTCCTTTAGTTCGTCCGGCATTACCCATTCGGTTTCAGGTGCAAACAATGGTGGTTGTGTAGTTCTCATTTTTTAAATTTACATTCACCAGCTATCGCCATATATGCAGCGGCATCAATGTATGTATCCTCATTTGGATTACCAAACTTTGTTCTTGCAACTTTTAATAAAGCTAACATGACAGCTGCGTCGTGTGCTGTAAGTTCTTTATCAATGTATGCTGACCATAGTTTAGCTATGTTACCGTGGTTAATTACTTTATCTCCGTACGTCTTTGCCCTTGGTCCAGAGATAAGTTTTTTTGCTGTATCTAATGCTTCTTCTGTTTTCATAATATATAGGCCTTATTAAAGTCTTTTGGATCTACAATATGTAATTCTTTCTTAGTTCTTGTTGTTCCAGTATAAAACAATCGATGTAGTTCATCGGGATCATTCTGAAATGTTTCAAGTGCTGAATTAGTTAAGTCCTGTAGAATAAGAACTTTATTGGCTTCTCCTCCTTTTGCTCCATGTATTGTTGACATTGTTATTCGAGGGTTAACATTTATCTTCTCTCCATTAGCCCTCATATTCCTTATATAGTTTTCTGTAAAAGTATCAAGTCCTTCAAACGAATCATACCAAACTTTATCAGTTAGAAGACCATACTTTTCTAAACACTCTTTCAATGTATATTTTTCTTCAGAGTGAAATAGTTTACCCTCTCTAAATCCGTCTGCCACATTTGTGCCTAAATATTTATAAATATTTTTAATCTCAATATGTGTAAGTTCAGATCCTTTTCTCCACTGTTCCCAGTTTTGTAGAGCCATCAATAATTTTACATCTATGGAATTTTTATTTTTATATTTGTAGTACCAGCCTTGTAGTTCGCATTGTTCTTTTACATCATCTAACATGTAGTTTGCTGTAGCTAATACAAGCCACTGTCCCTCTGACATATCGACTTGGCTAATATCTGAATACTTTCTTAGTACTCCTTCTTCTGATCTTGGTTGGTATTTCTTATCAAATCTATTGTTTACTTTCTTTATTATACTTTGTGATAGTTCATGTATTGGTCCACCTGGTATTCTGTATGATTGATCTAATACTTTTATAGTATCAACTTCTTTCTTTAACGATATAAAGTGATCTACATCTGCACCAGCCCATTTAAATATAGCTTGATCATCATCACCTGCTATGTATGTTCTTTCTGTATTTGCCCACATAGATCTGACCATATCCCATTGTAAAGAAGATAAGTCTTGTGCTTCGTCTATAAATAATACTTCGAAGTTTGTTTTAATATCTCTTGCTATGTAGTCTACAATTAAATCTGTAAAGTCTTTCTTTGATTTCTCTTTCTTAAATCTTTTTAGTTCCTCAGCTAAAAGATAAAGTGTGTTTCTTTCTATATCTAATATGTTTTGTCTTGAGTCATAGTATTTTAATAAATCTATTTGTTTAACTCTAGCTGTCTCTATGATTGTTAAGTATTCATTATCAGAGTTAAATGTACCATCTTCATTTGAATACTTTGCTGTCTTGATAGGTATATTACATTTTAAACCAAACTCTTTGTAGTCTGCGGGAGACATCATCTTCTCTCTAGACATACTTAGTTTTTCAAATGCAAAAGAATGTAACGTTCTAAAATTTTCTAAATCTGTATCTTTGTCAAGTTCAAATTTCTTTGCAGCTCTTTCAGCTGCTTCGTTTGCAGCTTTTCTTGTAAAAGAAAAGTAACCTATTTGTCTAGGCCGCACTCCTTTTTGTATTGACTCGTCCACTAGATTTAACAACGTTGTTGTCTTTCCGGTTCCCGGTGGTCCTAATATTATTGTTTTCATATTTCTTTAATTTTCTTTTTAGTATTTTGTTTTGTGCTTCTAACTTATCGTATTTATCTTTCAGTACATGCCAGTGATACTTCCAGTTTGTTCCAAGCATTAATAATGATCCTCCTCGTATTTAACTTGTGATGTACTTGCTTCTACATGTTTCAATGCTTTTATTTTTATAAGTCTTGGTTGTTGTTTCTTAACTCTAACTCTAGACTCTTCTATAAATACATCTAACTGTTTAAGTAAGTTTCCTGTTTTAGTTTTGTCCAACTCCCAGTTATTTCTTTTGCAGAAATTATAAAAGTCTTCCATTCTAAAATATGTAAATTCTCTATCAGCATCTGTAAAAGGTAGTTTGTTAAATACATCATCTATTGTTCTTGCTGATTGTCTGTTTGTAGTCCAGTCTTGTAATAGATCTAATATTACATTTGTTGAGTCTAAGGATTCTAATGGTTCTATTTCTTGTACGTTTTGTAATAATGGTTTTAAATAATATTGTTTCCAATCTTTTGCTTTTGGTACAGGCACAACTAAGTTTGCTTGGTCTAAACATGCTAATGCAAATAAAGGTGAACTGTATAGTTGTTCTGATTTTAATTCTATTCTTTGTGAGTTTACATCTAAAAACCATTGTGGTGGTTTTGATGTATACTTTGTTAAGTTACCAAGTATAGGCATTTCTTCCTCACCAAAACCTACACCAAATCTTTTTGTTCTACATAAACCTGATTGACATACAGCATTGATAGGAGCATCTTTACATCTGTATTTATCATAACCTTTTCTGTTTACTGATTTAATTAGTTGTTGAACCTCACTGTTACTTAATGCAGGATCCATGTATTTTATATTTGCTTTTACTAATTCATCTTCCCAACTATCCGGTTTAGCTTGTTTAAAATATACAGCTATATTAAATAATGCATTGTTTCTTGACCCTTCACCAAAACCAGTTGACGCTAACTTATTTAGGCAAGGGGGACCTGAAGGAAACGATTCTTCTATTTGTTTTTCTTCAAATTTAATTTCTTTGATTTGCTCTTCACTGACAGCAAATAAATCATACAGTTCAAAAAATTCCTGAAGTGAACAAGCACTACCTTTATCATTAATCGCATATCGTAGTCCTTTCGTTTCATTATAGTAGGGTAAATTTAAAAAGTTACCTGTATCCCCACGCTCTA